ATTAGTTGTGTCTACTAGTGTATCTGCTCTACCTGCTATGACTGCTAATTTTGCTGCTTTACTCATTATTTGCTCTCCAATGCTGTAATTCTAGCTTCTAATTCTTGTATGGTTTTCACGAGTAAAGGTACTAGCTTGGATTGGTCAATTTGTTGGTAATGTTTTTGAGTTATGGATGCTTTCCAAGAAGTATCTGAGCTATATTTTCCATCTTGCTTACCCTTTTCCCAATCATCTTTAGTTTTATCTGTACCAATTATATTTTCATCTTTATCTAGCACAACATTTTTTGATGTTCTTGTTTCGTCTTTTGTACCAGTAATGGCTTGTGGCACAACTTCTTGTGCTTCATGTGCTAAAAATCCCTCAACAGTTAAATCAGAACCTATAAAATTAAATTTACAAGGTTTAAGTTTTTTTAACTCTGTTGTTGCATCAAAAGTATATGATACGTTTTCTTTAATCCTATAATCAGATGTTGTGTTATATGCAACAGCAGTATTATTATTATTTGTAATAGAACCTCTAAATGTACCACCAGTTAAAAAGCCTATTAAAACTGCTCCATTTCCACTATTGGTGTCGTTTATTCCTACCCCACCATCAGAAGCAGAGCTAAAATCTAAAGATAATAAACCTGCATTTCTAACAGTTGCTGTTCCAATAAACACATTATCTGACCCACCATCAACAAACAACATATTAGCATTGCCATTTGACTCAACTCTAAAATCTACATCTGCACTATCTTCGTTGAATACTGCACCACCTTTTGCTGATAAAGCACCTGTTAATGTAGTAGCACCTGTAACTGCAAGAGTACCACCTACTCCTACGTTACCTGCAAATGAACCACCATCACTAGCACTTACTGTGTCAGCTACGGAGAATACATCATATGCTACAATTTGAACTGTGTCTTCTAATGCCGCAGCTACATCTAGTACAACTGTAGTACCTGAAGTTGCTACGTAGTCAGAAGGCAAGAGTAAGATACCATTTTGATATACATCTATGTAGGCACTGTCTGTGTATACAAGAGACTGCCCATTATTATCTGTACTCTGAAATGTGTCCTGTCCAGCAGTAGCTGTGTAATCAAAGACTCGTCTAACTCCATTTGAAGGAGATGTTCCTATATATGCCATTGTTACTCCTTAACTTGGTTTCGTTGGAAACGTAATATTACTTAGTGCATCATCACTTGGTGTTTGCTTTGTTATATCTCTCAAGGCTTGTCTATATGTTTTCCAAGCATCACTCATTGTTACATCAGAGTTACCCATGTAATCTGTTTCAACTAGTAGTGCATCTCTTTGTCTTCGTAGTTCTGCCATACGTCTGTTAGGTGCATCTTTAGTCCATGCTAATTCTTCTGCATCTCTTGCTGTTTCTTCTTCTGCTGTGAATTGTACTCTTGTACCACCTTGATTATGAAATCTAGCCATTATTTAACTCCATATAATTTAAAAGTACCAGACTCTATATCGCCACCATTAAAGAAAAATTGCATTCCATCTATTGCTGCATTGCTACCTTCATGTACATACATACCATTATTCATAGCAAAGTTAGCATTTACATCAACACTAACACTATAAAAGTTAACTAACTTTCTAAATGTTGTTTCAGCAGGGTTATATAAAGTATGGACACCACTAACAGATGCTTCACCTGCATTACCTACAGATTCAGCTAAATTAACAATACCATCACTATTACTTCCTCTGACTACTCCATTAGTGCTGTTATAGGTTACTTGATGTCGTGCATATTCATATTCACTACCTGTTATTACACTTCCACCTTTACTCATTCTACATCTAAATTCTACAGTATTATCTGTAGGGTGAACATTTAAACAATGAATCTGATATACTTTGTAAGTAGACGTAAATAAACTAGAACTACCTACAGTTACAGTAGTATCATTACTGGCAGTTACAGTTTGTAATAACACTAATCCTTGTGTACCACTTACAGTTCCAGTAAATGCATAGGTATCTGCTAAGTTCATTGACTCAGCTTGAATTTTAGTTAATGCCATTATGTTTGATGCTCCAATTTGAATGTTGCTTGCCCATGTGATGCGTGTAAAGTTCGTCTATTAGCTTGTATGCCCCACCTTAATGTATTAGTTGCACTACAAGTAATTAGAAAGTTAGCTGAAAACTGTGAATAAGTAGTAGCAGTGCTAACATATATGCTATACTGGTCATCACTTGGGAAAGCATCATTTAATGAAAGATAACAACTAAAAATACTTGATTGAGAATTAGAACCATCTCCACCTGCCATACCCCAAATAGTTGCTCTATACACACCATCAACGGGGCAAGTATAGACACCACTACTGGCTAAATCACTTCCTACATTAACCATAATAGAACTAGATGGAATTGTTGTATTAGCATCATCTTGGTCTAATGCACCCCATTTATAAGCAGCTAAAGATGCAGTTTGATTACCACCATTTGCATAAGGCAATACACCAGTAACCTTAGATGTAAGGTTGACTGCACTATTTTTTAAAGTATCTGTGCTTACTGAATCATTAGGTGGTCCTACTGTACCCACCTGACTAGCTAGATAATACACAAATATATTATTACCTGCATTGCTAGAAGGTGCTTCTGTAAATCTTAATGTAGTTCCGTTAATGATTCCATAAGCAACGGTTGGCTCTTGTATAACACCATCTACTGATACTAGGACATCTTCAGGTTGAACAACAGCTTGTTCTAGTGTAAAGTCAACTAAGATACCGTTACCTGAAAAAGCAGTTTTTGTTCTATTAGATACAAACCTACTAGGTGATGAATTTCCTATATATGCCATTCTATCTCCTACGTACTAATTGCATCAACATAACTAACCCAACAATTTAATGAAGCATCAGTATTTGATTTAACAAGCAATGCATCTCCATTTTGGATTACAATCTTACTGCCTGAATCTATTAATTCTAAACTACCACCAACAGGTATTGGAGCATTTTTAACTAGGTAACAGTTTAAATCACTACCTCCTGCCGCTGCTGTCTCTATGTAAACATCAACGAGTATCTGTGCAGTATGTATGTTAGCTAGTCTAATACCTACTATAGCATCATCTGAGTTAGATGTTATAACAGTTCTTGCAGTTGTACCAATATTAATATCACTATTGCTATCAAGTGCGACTGCTCTTTCAAAATCTTGTGCCATTTCTTTTTCCTTATGTTATATAATTATACTCGGTATTGCTTATTTTGTCAAGTAAAATCTTATTATAATGCTATTGCCATAGCTGTGGCAAAGCCTTTACTTGCTGCTGAACCGACACTGCTATCTACGTAGGCTTTAATAGATTGCTGTGATGCTATGCCTGTTGCACTATTAGAAGACATATCATCTTCATCTACGAAACTTTTACCTGCTAGTATGTTTAGCTCTGCTGCAGTAGAAGTTACATTAGTACCACCTATATCAAGTGTAGTCATAGAGACTTCACCTGCTACAGTAACTACACCACTAGCTAATGTAATTAAGTCTGTGTCACTTGTGTGACCTATTGTAGCTCCATCCATTGCTATATTATCAACGGTTAGAGCAGTTAATGTTCCTAGTGATGTTACGTTAGCTTGAGCTGCAGTTTGTAATGTACCTGTAACATTTGTAAAGATTGCATTACCTGCTGTTCCACTAAATACTTCTGAAGAGTTAGATGCATCTGCTATAAAAGTAAATGCACTTGCACTGTCATCCCAACCAAAGAAACCTACTTTAGCTGCAGAACCATTGTGATATCTAAACTCAATACCTCTATCTTTGTTATCATCTGACCCCGGAGCAGAATCACCCCCTAGAGTGAAGATAGGGTCATCTATAGTGACTGTTGTACTGTTTACGGTAGTGGTAGTACCATTGACTGTTAAATCACCTGCTAGTGCCATATTAGCACCATTAAAGGTTAAAGCAGTAGTAGTTCCTGATTTAATAATTAAGTTACCACTAGAGTTGGTAGCACTACCAAATGTTGTGCCATCATCCTTAAAGAATATATCGCCACCATCTGCATCTAATACAATGTCTGTAGTAGCATCTAATGTTATAGTAGAACCTGAATCTATCTCGGCTATAACAGGAGTTGTTAATGTTTTGTTTGTTAGTGTTTGTGTTGCACCTGAAGCAACTATTTCTTGACTAGCAACACCTGATGCAGGAAGTGTCAGAGTTGAAGGATAACCACTACTGCTTTGCAATGCACTATGTGCCGCTGCAATAATCTTTTGTCCATGAGAGTTATTTTCACAATTAAGAGTTAAAGCACCTTGATTAGTATTTCCTTTTATAACTACATGACCTGTTCCGTTTGCAGCAAGTTCAATGTTAGCATTTGATGTGGTAACAATATCATTACCATTCATATCTAGGTTTCCACCTAGTTGTGGAGTAGTATCTTCTGATACGTTTGATATAGCACTAGATGTAGCAAGTCCTGATACGACTGCACTTCTAGTAATCTTTTTAAGTCCACCACCTGAAGTGTCTACTGCGAGGAATACATCGTCATTAGCTACTGTAGATATTTCTGATAAGTCACCTACTGCTATAGAGTTAAAGTTTGCTCCATCTGCAACAAGTAAGTTACCTGAAGTATTCGTTCCCATAGTGATATCATCACCTGAGACTGTTAAATCACCACCTACAACTACATTTCCTGTTGTTGTAAGATTTCTTATACCTGTGTAGTCTTTATTAGCATCTAGTATAACTGCTTTAGAAGCTATAGCAGTACCAACAGCAGTTGAACCTAAGTCAAGAGCATTAAGCTCACCTACGACTGCTGTAATGCCATCTAAAGTATTTAATTCATCAGTAGTAACTGTAGCACCATCTAGTATCTCTAGTTCAGCTTCTGATATTTCAGCAGAACCTATAGTTACTGTTCCTGCAAAAGTTGCATTAGCACCATTAAATGTTAGAGCAGTTGTACTGCCTGATTTAAGTATAAGATTACCTGATGTATTAGTAAGTGAACCAAACTGTGTTCCAGCATCTTTTAAGACAACATCACCACCGTCTGCATCTAGAGTTATATCTCCTGCAACATCTACAGTAAGACCACCAGCACTAGCTAGTTTAATTGAATCAGCACTTGTACCATCAGACACTAAGTCTAAGTCACCGTCTGCATTACTGAATATATAAGTACCTGTATCATTGAAGTAAAGTTTTTCAGTGCTATTAAGCATGACATCATCATCAAATCTAAAATGGTCATCCTCAGTACCACTATTATCGTGACCTATCCATCTTAAAAGTCCATCTCTTTCTTCACCATCAAAAGTTATAACAACATCTTGATTAGTTGAACCTGCACCTATTGTTACTGTATTACTTGCAAGTGAAGTAATAGCACCACCATTACCTGTAGTACCATCATGCGAGTGTCCACTACTTGCGGCAAAAGCTGCAACTAGCTGGTCAAACTCTTCATTGGTGTGAGCTGCTTGTATAACGTCACCATCAGTGTACGTTTTTTGTCTTACATAATTATCACCCATTTATCTTCTAGCTCCTAGTTGATATTCTAATTGAAACCCTTTTAATGAATAGGGTGCAGTTGTACCACCATCATTCACTCTTAATGCTACAGCAAATCCTGAACCTTCTACTGACTGCCTAACTAAAGGTTGTGTTGTACCACCATATGTAGGTGTTCCATAAACAGATGTGCCATATATAGCAACAACATCTGTAGAGTCTAAGGGATAAGCTGAAGGTCTTGGCGAATCTTTATCTTCATAATCATACCTAACAAACAAGTCAGCATCTACAGCTGCTTCAGGGTTATAATTAACAATAACTCTTTGCATATGCTTACGTATTCCGGGGTCGTTAAATGTTAAGTCA